GCCCACTAGCTTATACCCCTTCCAACATGCTTTCCCGTCAAGCCCTTTCATTTTTTCAATAAAGTCGGCTGAATAGAGGCCGTTGAGACGGTCCCAATCATAAGAATCAATCATGACTTTGCCTCCGTGTGTTTCCAAAGTGTGAGGTCGCCTTCGATGCGATCCACTTTATCTGCAAGACGTAAGTGATCTGATTTCAGCGTGTACTTCTCAGGGAGGTCAGCCCGCATATCATTGAGCATCACTTCCATACGCTCCATATGGGTGATGACCGCAGCGAAACGATCATCAATACGCTGACCGTTACGGTCGAGAAAGTAACCAAGACCACCGACAGTGGTGACGACGCTCGCAATGAGCCCGAAAATAACATCAACGCCCATGACTATTCCGGAAGACCTGATTGACCGTTGGCAAGCCTGTCTTTTACGGATTGTGGTAGGCCGGATTCAAATCCGTGTTTCTTTGCGATGCGTATGATATTTCGCATAATGGCACGCGGATTCTTAGCACGACCCACAGATGCCCAAGCTGCGGCTACATCTTCAGCGGAGGAGATTGGGAAGGACATCGACGGTCCTGCAAACTCTCCACTTACTTTCCCTGATTTCAAATCTTTGCGCTTCTCTGTGCTCCACTCGCGAAACTCTGCATCTTTGCGCTTCTTATCACGACACACTGGACAAGTTCCACCACACTTACACTCTGACATTCCCATTTGTGGAATGCTGAGCAACTCCGCATCTTGCGAATCGCCTTCAGCGAACCCATACTCGTTCTTTTTCATCTCTTTGAAAGAGGACATGCGGGCTTTCTTTCTGGCAAAGATTTCTTTCATTGCCTCGCCGCCATCGCACTGTTCATGGTACTCGCGATTGACGAGTGCGGCTTTCTTGGCACGAGCAGCTTCGTTCATCTTGAGGATGTTTTCGTTGTGGCTACTCATTCCGCCGCTAATGTCGGGGCGCCACTTTTTTCCTGTTTCGTTCATTGCTTTGAGCTGATCCCCGCTGATAGCATTGGAGGCATTGAGAGCGCCTCCGGTCCCACTCAGAGTGACATCGCTAAAATCTAATCGAGACCCATACATAGAGGGTTGACGCAGTTGCTACGGTTTTACCCTTACTCTCAAAGAGGTGTCAATGTTTCTGTGTCTTTGATAAAGTGTCAAGGGACCTGCAGTTGTTACATACCCTGTTACACAACACTTCCACATAGTTGTGTTGGTTTGTTGTGCAAAAGTTTTCCCCCAGTCGGAATGTTCTTGAGGGTCCCTGTTTTTTCTAGCGGCTGCAAGTTGAACTGGTTTATCAACTTTTGAACGAGCGAGAGCAAGTTGTCCTGTTTTTACCGCTATGCCACCACTAACACTGTTTCCACATAGTGTTTTGGTTTTTTCAAACCACCACTCTCCCAAAAACTCTTCCAATACCCAGTCTTCAGTGACAGGATCAAGAAATTGACAAAGATCTCCTTTGCGTGTAGGGACTGCCCCAAGTTCGCCAAGTGAAAACCTCCAAGGAAGAAATCGATTAGTTTTTCGGGCATTTTCTGAAGTTTTTCTGGTGATGAGATTTTCTTCAACATCTAAACCGCAAACAAGTTGATACTCTCGTCCTTCTTTCCATTGAGGGTCTATATGGTCAACTTCAAACTTGTTTTTTGACATTCACTTAAAGTCGTTAAAACTATTTTAACTGAGAAGTTTCTTTGTAAACTCACTCTTTCTAATTATCAATCAACTCTTCGATGAGCGCATCGACTTCTTCATCCGACATCTCTTCATCTGTTTGTTCAAACTGCTCGCTGAGCGCAATGAGTTCTTCTTCGGAGAGTGAGTCAAGATAGGCATCGAGTTCAGCTTCGGTCATCTCGTCTAGATTGACTTCGTCGTCTGTTTGAGTGATGAACTCGTTCGGGTTGAAGGGCGCACGCAAGTTGTCATCGACCCCCCGGCCACTCGGATAACGCCAAATTCCTGTGGTTGCTAACCAAGGTGAAGTGTTGCTGATGTTTTCAGTAGGCAGCCCAGTTCTCGCATCAATGTCATGCTCTTGCGGAGTCATTAACTGCTGGCCATAGGCTGCTCTGAAAGCTTCCAGTGCTTCCAAATTATAGTCACCGCCGATTCTGTTGCTCATGATAGTTTCCTACTTCAGAGAGTTTTACCCGTCAGTGCTTCTTGATCTTGCCAGTGGGATCTTGTAACAACTTTGAGTTTCCCATTAACTTTTCTTCGTACTCTTTCGCTGCCATCTTTACATCCACCTTTGTCTTTGCATCCTCAATCATCTGCTTTTTCTTTTCCGCAGGCGATGGTTCCGCAGCGGCCTTCTCGCGCTCTTTCCGCGCCTTCGCCTTACCCGCTTGCATAGTTTTGGCGGCTTTTTCGTTTTTGGCAATAACATCTTTATGTATAACTTTGCCATCCCTAATCTCGTGGTCCTTAGGCGCCTCAGGCGGTTGAAACTCTTGAGATGTCTCAGTGGAGAGGCGATCTAGCAAACTATCGTAAATATCCTTGAGGCGTCGACGACACACGCCTTCAACGGCGACGGTTACAGGGCCGCAGGGCACTCTTCTTCTAGAAATCTCTTCGGCAACATTCATAACACTGCTTCTTTTTCAAGTTTTACCCGGCAAGTCTCACTGTCCATCGTTTTGTATGACTTCGCGATCCACCGAGAACGGCACTCACAAGGCCTTGACTCAGACCCAGGCATCGTGCGGCTTCCACCAGAGAATTAAAACTTCTTTCTTCGCCAGTGTCAAGGTTTGTTAAAATCACAGCTTTTCTACGTTTCTCACAAGATTTTTCGACCATTTTTTTATTGTTCTTACGCATTGATTCTCTTCCACCCGCAGACCTTGTTGAGCGGTAGTATTCGTCGTAGTCAAGGTCTTTACGCCTCTCTTCTATGACTTCGCCAGTTTTCACACCGCTGTCAACTAGCTTCTGCCTGAACTCCGGGTCAGTTTTTGCTTTTTCTCTAATCACTTTGCCAGCGGCCAGTCCCGCTTGACGCTGGTGATCGGGATTGCGCTCTATAGCCTTTCGAAGATTGTTCGACCCGTTCTTTTTGCCCATTGCAACCCTAACCTCATGGGGTTGTGCTTTTGCTCCAAGTTTGCCTGCCGCAGACGCCAAACCAGTGAATCCGCCTTCCTCCGCATGCCAAACATTATCATGATACCACTCACTACAAACATAAAGATTGCTGGGGTCGTTTGTTCCCCCGTCTGAACGACGGATTCTGTGATGAACATGCATTCCTTTCATTTGCTCTTTAGTGAGACCCCAGTTCTCTTGGGCTATTATTCTGTAGTGTCGATGATCAACACAAACAATGCTTCTCTCCTTAGGGATCATTTTCCAAATCCTTTTGCCTTTGCAATTACTTTATCAGCAGGGGGAGCGCCTACGCCCTTTTCAAATGCTTCTGCGTACCAGTTTGACACAACTTCAAAAACTTCTTCAGTAAGTTCGGACTTGAAGTATTCCACTTCAAGAGGGAGAATCGACACCGACAAGTCGAACTCTTCACCGTCTTTTTCAAAGTGCAAGTCACGAGGTCCAAACCCAGGACCCCCGAGCATCATTCCAGCTCCTGTGCACTCCCAACCCGTTTTTCTTTCAACTTCTTCAGTCAAAGATTGAGCAGCCGCAAAAAGTTCGTTTAGTTTAGGGTTCATATCAAGTTGGTTGTTGATACTCGTATCATAGCAGGCTGACGACGGAGTAAACCTCATGCTCCTCTCCTCAATGTTGGGGCGTTATAAAGATGACCGCGATCGTAGTGCACTCCCGCCTGTTTTTCCTTGCGCGGATTCGGATCTTTTTTGTTTGCTTCACGCATTGCGGTGATCATCGTGTCACGCATCGCCCGCAACTTTTGCCGTGGCACAGCACAGTGGTCGCTGTCTCGGTAAGAGCGATACATGTGTGCAACGTCAGAGGGGTCATCGCATCGCATCATAAGATTCCAAATGCCCAAAGATTGCGCATCATCGAGGCACCCTGAAGGGAGTTTGGCGGTGAGTTCGGATTGGTCTGGACGAGAGAAACGAGTATCTTTTCTCATCACACTGCACCATCGAGAACTGCTTGGATTTCAGGAGGTAGTTTGGCACCGGCAAATGCATGAAATCTCCTTACATATTCTGCTTTGTACTCTTCTGCGCTTCTTCCTTCATTTTTAGCTCTAGTATCAAGAGTGCCAAAATCCTTTTTCACTCCTGCTACAGCTTTAGCAATCAATTTAGGAGGCCATTTCTCAATTGGAATGTTTCGACGAACAAGGAACGCCAATTGAAGAACCTCTGATGAAGGAGGTTTGGCTGCAGAGTTTCGCCCTTGAGAATTAGATGGCGAAAAACGATAAGTGCCACCATTAATTTTTGAATCTACGCTACCAAGTTCTTGTAATGATGGTGCTGAAAGAGAAGTGATTTGTTTGAGCCATTCATCGCTACTCCACAAAGGAGAATTTTGCTCAAATTGTTTTTTACGTTCGGCTTTAGCACTATCTTTACCGGCTGCTTCGCCAATAAGTTTATCAAACTCTTCTCGAGTTCTACGAGATTGCGTTGTAAATTCCGTTTCAAGTTTGCTTCGAACAAATTCTTCTGGATCTTTTTCTGAGGCTCCTTTTCTTTCGAAACTGCCTTTCAATTGATTGTAACCTTTATGCACCATTACAAGGTTACCATTCTTTTCAACATCAGCTTTTTTATCACCCGGAAAGAATGCAATAGGAATTCGATGATCAGGTTGAATTTCTCTCCATGAATAGGGTTGTCCTGTGATCTCATCCCGAAATCCAGTTTCAAGGAGCGTTTTCAAAATCATTTTGCCGCGTTCATTATCACGGGTAATGAATTTTGGAGGTTGTCCTTTACTTTTAAGATCATCGCGAACTGTTCTTGGTAACGCATCCCATATTTGATTCACCACATCATCAGAGACTTCGGCTCTTTGAATGGCGAACTTTCCGTCCTTTTGGAATTGTGCGTATTTTGCTGCAATTTCAGGTGGATAGAGTGTTTGGCCAGTTTTTGCTTTACCCGTTACCGAGTTACCATAAACTCCAAAAACTTCGCCTAATGATTTCCCGAGCGCTTCATCTTCTGCAGAACCCTCTGTTATGCCTTGCCCAGACGTAATCTTTTGTGCAACTTTTCGAAGCGCTTCTTGAACAGGAGGCGGAAAATCAACAAGGCACTCATCGCCTCTAGCAATGCACGTCGCAGAACAAGGTTTGCCCTTAGTGCATTTTTTGGCGGCTCCGCCTACCTTTTTTTCATTAGCCGTCCTAATGGCTGAAGCCGTTGGCCCACCGCTGCCGCCTAAATTGAGTGTTTGAGGCCCGCCTGTAAGGCCTGGGCGCAAATTAAACACGGGATCGGCAAAGTTGTGCCAACGGTACTTACAGTTCATGGATTAATCTTCGTAGCGGTCGAGAATGTGGGCGATAACAGAATTGCGAACAATATCCTCTTTCATAAACTCAACGATGCCGACTTCAGTGAGATTAGAGAGGCGATGGATAGCATCAACGAGTCCATTCTCGCGACGAAATACTTCCATATCTGTCTGCTTAGTATCACCAATCAAGCAGATTTTAGAATCTTTGCCTACTCGTGACAGACAAGTCTTGATCTGTTGAGGAAGAAAGTTTTGTGATTCATCGACAATCACGAACGCTTCATTGAGTGAGCGGCCGCGAATATCTTCTAAAAGGATCGGGTCGATGATTTTTTTGTTGAGAAGGTATTCAGCAGCGCCTTGCGAGCGCATAATGCATGGCAAGTTGTCAAAGATCGGCGCAATCAGAGGGGCAATCTTTTCTGACATATCCCCAGGGAGAGCGCCGCGACCTCGTTGGTACTCAACGCCGACATCGCTGCGTACATAATAGACTTTTTCAAAGTCTCCGGAGGCAACCCCTGACAATCCAAAATGGAGTGCCATCAAGGTCTTTCCCGTGCCAGCGCTTCCATGAGCCAGAGTGACTGTGTTGCGTTTGAGAGTGTTCCAGAAATCTTCTTGACGCCAAGTCAGAAACTTTGGCGGCATAACATCCATACCTTGGGAGTAGGACTTTTCGAGACTTTGCACGTTTTCGGCGCGACGCTTAGTACGCTTTTCTTTGCTTGTTAACATTTTAAGGGGTGAGACAACAGTGGATACGGTGTATACTTCGTTGCTGATGAGAACTACGTCATCGTTATCACCCCCGTTAGAAATATCCTGTGACATTGGGGTCTGTCTCAGGGAACAAGTAGTTTTACCCGCTTAATGCCAGCGCTCAGTGTAGTCCGACCACCCACCTTTACCACCGCAGAACTCGGTGAATTTCTTTTGATCTGGGCGATTCTTTGCGGCCTTCGCAAGCAGCCTGTCAGCAGCCGGATCCGTGATGAGCACCGTAGCACCTGTCACTTCTTTCATTACGCTAGGGATTTTGTCAATCGGTGAGTTTGCCATGTCAATCTGTTGTGAACAACAGCAACTTTTTTAAGGTGGTCGCTACTCACCTAGTCGTACCTCAAGTCTCCTCTACCCGCACCTCTCCTTCCTCTCACCAACGGTGATCTCGGGTCTGAAGAACTGTGATCATTGCTATCATAGTCGGGAGAGTTTGTTTGTAAGTCGTTGCCATAGAAACTATTTCGAGATCTGCCCAATTGTTGAAACACACCCGACTCTTTAATACCTTCTCTCAACAACTCTCCCTTGAATCTTTTGTTCATGATGATCGCTTCTTGCATGCCACGGTCAGTAACGTCCATTTTCATCAAATAGTATGTGAGTGCCCAAGCAAATGCGTCTACGCTGTCGTCGTGTCGAACAAAGGGAAACGCCGTGAGTTCTTTGATGAACTTATCCGTCCAATAGTCCTCAATAAGGTACACACGCATAGACTCCATCAGTGGGCACACTGCTTGAAGGCGCGTGGTTTTCGACTTCAGAGGTTTCATTTCCTCAATCGGTATCTTTGCCTCTTTACGCAACACTTGAATAAGAGATTGCCCCGATGCCGCCTTTTCTATGCATAGTACCTTGGCATTATAGAACTTATAAGCTTGTTTCACTGCTTCGATCATATCCGGGAAACCCATACGATCTTTAATAATCTCGCGAATGTAGATTTTCGTGGGATCCTTGAGAGAGATAGAAGCGATGCAAATCGCAGTTTCGTCTGCCATATCTCTCTCAGAGAATGCACAATCCACTGCGATCCAAGTTACACCAAACTCTGGGCAATCTTGTTCATCAATTATTTGAATCCACCCGTTTTTCACAATCTGGCCGTCTGCAACTTTCGGCACTCCTTGATACAGGGCGGCAAATTTGAATGAACCCATGATTTTTCGCTGGGACTCCAGCATCGGCACGGAGAACGTGGGGTTGGCAGGCCAATGCGACTCACCGATTTTTCTCTCAAGAGGGTCTTCACGGGGGTTTTCGCAAAGACCAGCAATGTTGATCCACCGCCAACCAAAAGGATTGAGTTCTTCGTCGTAGAGACCATCGCCCTCCATCAACACACCATGAAGATCTTTTTCGTGGAATCGTGTTGCGATCACCATTTGGCAATAGTGGTTTGTTCGACGAGTGGAGGCCTGCTCTTGCCACCAGGACTCCAAGTTATCCAATGCTTGCTTCGAGTCAGACGATTTGAGAGGGTCATCGATAATCATCGCGCCTACACCAGGCGACTCCATATCAACAGTTCCGGCGGTAAAACCTGTGAGCACACCGCCAACTGATGTTGCCAAAATGTAACCACCACCGTTCATATCATACTTGGAGTCAGGAGAAAAACCCGACCATTCTGGGAAAACTTTTTTGAAAATAGGTGTTTTCAGCATTCCTACCACTTCTCTATGGAACTTGAATGATAGAGATGCACCGTAAGATGCAATAACATGCTGGGTTTTTTCATCACGTCCAAGCAACCATGCCAAAAACATCGTTGCCATCATTGATTTCCCAGATCGGGGAGGGCACGAAATGATGAGTCGTTTATAGCGACGATTCGCCACATCTTCAAAAGCTGAGCCGATGATTTCATGAAATGGCGCAACTTGGAGATCGCCAAACTTCATCAAGTCAGCAAATGCTAAGAAACATTCTCGTGCTGCCTTGTGGCGAAACTCCGCAACAACCGAGCGTGGTGCCTCAAGAAGTGCTAATTCACGCAACCCTCTTTGATATTTTCTCCAAGAGCTATGAGCTTCAAGCTGAGAAGCGTGCGTAATAATGGGTCTCATAGTAAAAACTCAGCAAAAAATCCGCCTGAAGATTTTCTTTTCCCTTGGAGAACACACGTGAGGTTTGAAGATGGACGTCCAATAAACTTCGCCGCAGCCTTTACTGAGTCAAAAATAAATGAATCTCCTGTCTCGATGTGAGTGATTTGCACAGGTTTTTTGTGTTTCTCAGATCCCCTTTTATGGGCTTCACGAGCGACGCTGGGATTCATTTTTAACCACTCGTTCAGTTTTCTTCCGGTTTCTTGATTGACCCCAAGCATGAACTGTCTATTTTGCCTACCCCATTCGGCCAATCTTTTGCCTAACTCTACTACAAGTTCTGGAGGACGGTTTTTTCCTCCTCTTTTTCCTCCAAGAGATTGTGCTTCAAAAATTGCCCGTTCTTTTGTGATTTTCCCCGAAAGACTTCTCCAGGCAATGTAATCTTCCGTCTTTTGATGTAACTGCCAATTTGCAAAATGAAACATAGCATGTCTCGTAATTGAGATGCTCGGGACAAGGTTTGTTTCATGATCAGTGCCCCCCATATGTTTTGGGAGAAGGTGATGTGTGTGTCGCATCAATCTCCATCTTTGAGTTGTTTGAGAAGTTGATCCACTTTGCCATCATATTCTTTGGCAAGTTCCGCTTCAGACTTCGACTCAACAGCCGTAAGTGAGACGATGTCACTGACGATGTCGCGATGGGTTTTTACCGCTGCGTTGAAGATAGCGACCAAGTCTCTAATAGACGCTTCTGGAAGAGCATCTTGGATAAACCCGAGTGACTCATTTGCAACTTTTAGAGCTTCAGCGGCTAAAAACTCTTTTTGAGCTAGAATGTTTTCTTTAGACTTTGTCATTTGTTTATCGCAATGATTTACGGCAGCGGGCGCAGCCACCGGGTCTAGGTGGTGGATTGCCAGAGTATTGTCGCAGAGACTGAAGAATTTGTTGGGCGAGTTGGGTGTTTCCATCTCTGATTGCAGCGTGATAAGCTGCCCACATTTCATTAGAGGAGTTCATCAGCAAGGGGCGACGGGACCAACATTACCGGCGCAGGGCTGGCAGCCGAGCTTCCAAAGGGAGTTGATAGAAGCCAGTTCGAATGTGCCTTCAAGCATCCACCCTCGACCTTGCGGCGATTGACCCACGTAGTAGAATCGTCCTTTGGCCGTTTGAATAAATGTTTCAGGTACGACGCCTATGAGCCCACCTCCGTCGAGATACAACTGCTGGCCATCTGGTTTGAGGGGATCTGTATATAGGAATGCATAACCACCCTTGACAACGGCAAACTCCCCAGCATTCACACCCGAGAACCAGGACGCTTCCAGTTGCATATTGGACGAAATGGCCCCCCTGCCAGATTTACTCAGGTTGTCCCATAGTTCAATGGCATATCGAGCTAGTTTCTTGCCACTATCAACATAGAACACCTGGCGAATAACCTCATTGGTGTTCGCATCAAAGATAGTAACAACGAGTCGACCATCGTCAGTGTAGCTGTTGGTAGACAGAAGGTAAATAGGTTGGTTCAAGGGGTCAGAGATGAACACGGTGCTCGGGTCGCACATAAAGACCCAATCGCCACTTTGAGTGAGTTCGTTTGACCAGCGAACGCCGTAGGGTTGGTCATAGTTCTCGTCAGGGGTGCCGGGGCCAGGGTACCAAGGTACGTATATGCCGCCACTGGCGTTATCAAGAACACCCGCGAGTGGCAACTTAGTCTCTACGCCAAGACCGGGGAAAAGTTGACGACAGTCACCACGTTGAACACAGGGGTCCAATGCAACGTAGGGCAGTGCCTCTTCTACTATAACAACGTAGGTTTGAGAGTAAGTGTATTGAGTTTCGGGGGTCATGCCCGTAAACTGTTCGTTCTGACAAGTGAACGGTTCGACAACTTGAATGGACGCGCCTGACGGTACCGAACCATTCAACGTCATAAAGGCACCTGCCAACAGTTGGGTGGCAAAGTCATGTCCGGACGAAGTCAGATAGTTTTGACAAGAAATGTTGAGTTCGAACGACATATTGCGTTCGTACACCATCGGTATGCGATTCTTGACGGTGTTTGAGGATCCGGTATAACGAACAACAATCGTATTCGTTTGTTGAACAACACCCTCGTTTTGAATAGCATCCGCAAGACGCAGTACATTTACGCTAATGGGGATCAAGGGGGACGCAATAAGTGCGTCCACCATGAACTGTTCTATGCGAGATATTGTATTTAGTTCCAACTCGTTTCTCCTCCGTAAGTGGTTTTACCCTCCCGTCATCCTTCTAGTTCTGTCAATCTCCGCTCAAGGTCAGCGTTCTTCTCCGACAGTTCCTGAATCGCTTTGACCAAGACAGGCAGAAGTTTGCCGTATGCTGCCTCAAGTCGGTCGGGATTTGCCTCGTAAACTAAACCAGGCAGAGTATAACCAATCTCTTCCTGAACATCTTGCAAATCTTGCGCGATGAACCCGGTGTCGGTTACGCCAACTTTGCCACCATCTCGCATATCCCACTCAAACTCAACTGGGCGAATGCTGTTGAGGAAGTCAAGACCAACCGGAATATCCCGGATGCGTGTTTTGTCTCGGGCGTCAGATAGCGAGGTGATTGAGGTAACTTGAGCACGGATTGCAGTAATGGAAGAGTTACCAAGGGTAATCTCATTGCTGACCGTGATCGCTGAGGGTGCCGCGTTGAAACCAATGAGTGTGTTGTTCGCGCCGGTGGTGAGAGTACAACCCGCATACGTACCGATAGCAGTGTTGTTGTTACCAGTTGCAACTGTAAGTGCTTGTTTACCAACGGCAGTTAGAGCACAGGTGGTTGATAAGACACCTGCACCCGCACTGCAACCAATCATGGTGTTGTGGCAAACATTGTTGGTGCAACCAAGTACAGCACCGGCAACAGTTGGCGTGGCGTCCACACCAAGTGCGTTGCTATTGCCCGTCTTGATGCAGGGCAGCAGAGCAATGTTGTCCGGACGAGTTTCAGCGCCAATGAGACAACCCGCGCAAGCCATCGCCACGTTGCAAGCCGCACTTGTGATGCGTGTGTCCCCTGAAAGTGCGGAACGGTCGGTGGTTCTCAGGGTTGCAAACACGCCGCTGGTTGGCGTCCAACCTTGGCTGTTTGCATCAGAGGAACTTCCAGGAGCGGCGCACAAAGTGTGGTTGTGAGGACCGACTCCATTCGTCTGACAAGAACCAAACACACGGTTTGCGTCGCAACCGGATGCAGTGCTGTTCCAACCTCGAACAAACTGACCACGCAGGTTAGGCAGTTGGAAGGTAGTCGAACCGTCACCTGCGCCGTATGTGGTACCGATGGCAGCGAACAACGCCGAATAAGTTGTTCGACTTACGCAAGAACCATCGGCAACAGTCCAACCAGTTGGAGCCGTGCACATTGCAAAGAAAGCCACAGTACCAACAGGAGTTTGATCAGGGATGGCAGTCCAGCAAAGGCCCGTTGAAGAAGCAGAGTTTGCAGTGAGGACAAGTCCGTTGGCGCCAACTGCCAAAGCGGTTGGGGTCGAGGCGCCAGTTGCTGTGAGAAGTGCTCCCTTTGCAGTGTAAGCGGAAGGTTGAACCACACAAGTGGTATCAAGAGCAATTGTTCCCGAAGTTGTAATAGTGCCACCCGTTAGCCCTGTTCCTGCAGTAATACTTGTCACAGTGCCCGAACCCGAACCGCTGCTCACCCAAGCAACCCCGGAAGCGCAAGTTGAACAAGCTGTCAGAACTTGACCGTTTGTACCAACTGAGAGGGCAGAGTAAGTGCCTGACGCAGTTCCAACCAAAACATTGCCTTTTGCTGCGAATGCGGAGCAAGGTATTGCTGCTGCTCCTTTGTCGTAAGCTGACTTAACGGCAGTGGCAGATGCTGCAGTGTATGAGCTAGTGGTCGATATGGAGTCTGAAATGCCTGTAATGTAACTTGAACCGTCGGTGAAGCAGACTCCGCCTGCCCCTGTGCCGAATATGAGCATTCCAGTAAGAGTTCCACCGGACACGTCGAGTTTACGACCAACCAAGTAGTTAAGGCAGCAACCGCCAGCGGCAGTGAGTGCTAGAGTGGTAGAAGTGGAGTTTAGAGCGGAGGTTAGCCCAGTGATGCAACTCGTGGTGGCACCGAAGCAAACACCACCGGCGCTGAAGCAAACACTGCTGGTCAGAGTGCCACCGGAGCAGGGTAGAGCGGCATTGGCAATAGTGTAAACTGTGCTTAGCGCATATGAGCTTGCTGCAACGTTGCTCGCACCGGCTGACAAAACGTCTGAAATACCGTAAATGCATCCATTTGCGATACCGTTAGAGAAGGCGATGTAAGCAGGGCAACCAAGTCCATTGCAACCGAAAGTTACGCCCCCTGTGATGGTTCCACCTGACTTGGGGAGGGCGCAAGATGCAACGATATAGGCGTTATTAACCGCATAGGCACTAGCGGCCAGACAAGCGCAGTTATTGCAAACGTCGTTAACAAGTTTTACGACGCCGTATTCCGTGCTGGGGCAGATACCAATGGGCGCTGGCGCGGGAACAGCACACAGAATCGGGTTGGTTGAAGTGCCCAGATTGCAGAGTGTTGGGCAAACTGTCAGTGAGGAGACGCCACCAGTGTTGGCAATCCATTCCATACCAGCAGCACAAGCGGAGTTGGCTGAGAGTACATAAGAGTTTGTGCCAATCGGCAGGGCACAATAGGCGCCAGAGGCAGTACCCGCAAGCAGATTACCTTTTGCAGCAAAGGCACTCTTGGGGATTGCCGCAATGGCAACATCGTAAGAGCACTTGGCAGCAGTACTTGAGGCGATAGTGATGCAAGAGTTTGTGGCTACTGAGTCGGAGATTTTGCTTTGCAGTGCGCTAGGTGTAACAGCAGTAGTGCTATCAACACCTAACTGAGTGAGTGAGTTTGTGGCAAGACACACAACACCGGCAGTCGTGGTTGTGGCGTCAGGCGCATGATAACCGACTTGGAGCAAATCCCAGGTGTGGGCGGCGCCATTAGTCACGGACAGCCACCAGTCGCCCACATCCACCTGAGTGGAAGAACCGCCAGGAGGTGTCATCGTGCCCGCAACTGTGGCGATGGTGTAATAGTTTTTGTTGCTGTTGGAAGCATTCGGCATCACCTGACCGACGACAAACCCTTTCGAGGCACCGTTTGATGTAACCGTCTGCATAAGGCCAGTTGAGGCGTCAATCGTACCTGCAAGTGTGGTATTACCGGAATTAGTGAGGGCATCGATTTGGTCTTGCAGTACCTTACCTTGGTTTGCAGTTAGCGCCAGCGTTGTTGAAGTGCTGGATGTCGAGTCCTCAAGCTGAACAACACCCGATTGAGTAGTTGAGGAGGACAACACACTGATTGTGCCCGAGGACACTTGAATATTGCTTCCGGTTTGAACAACACCTTTTTGAGTGTCGGTGGCATTTTGAATACCAGCAACGGGGAAAGTTTGACCCGTGTTGAAAACAATATTCCCCGTCATTGTGCCGCCAGACTTTGGCAGCATTGTGAAGGCAAATTGATAGGTGCAAGCAACCGCTTTTGAGGTCGCTCCCACATAACTGGAGGTTGAGTTACAAGAGTCAGAGAAATCAACAATGGCTGGGTTAGTGCTTCCCAAGAAGCAAATACCTGCCCCCATTGCCGTACAAAGTGACAGCATGCCTGTTAGTGTGCCGCCACTGCATGGCAGTTTGTTCGCCATCTCATAGTTTGTCATGCAAATCGCTTTCGCGGATGCGGCAAGAGTTGAGCAACTCGTGTTCTGGGAGTCAGTGATGCCGATGATGCACCCGCCGCCAATGCAAATACCGTAGCCAATGCCAATAGCAATGTTTTGTGTGCCCAGCTGACCTGTCATCGTTCCGCCAGACTTTGGCAGAGCGGCATTTGCCAGATCATAAGAGCACTTGACAGCAGCAGGAGTGGCGGCAAGAGCTGTGCTAGTGCTACTTATGCTATCGCAAAGTTGAAGGACTCCGGATTGGGTTGTGCTTCCGCTATTGACACTGATAAGTCCCGACGAGACATTGATGTTTGACCCTATCTGTACGATGCCTTTTTGGAGGCACGTGGCGTCTTGCACAGGGAAAGTTTGAGAGCCGTTGAACGTAATATTGCCCGTCATCGTGCCGCCAGACTTAGACAATGCAGCATTAGCTAAGTCGTAGGCGCACTTAACCGAAGCAGGAGTAGCAGCGAAACAATTTGTACAGACGCTAGTAACAGAATCGACTAAACAAACAACACCTGCACGAGTAGTGCAAGCGTATTGAATACCGCAAACGGGAAATGTTTGTCCGACCCCAAACGCAATAGTGCCGGACATCGTTCCTCCCGACAAAGGGAGTGCTTGACTAGCAGCTGCATAAGCATAACCAACAGCATAAGCTGTTGCTGCAGTAGTTGTAGAACTAGAATTTAGTGAGTTGCACAGTTGAACTACACCCACAGTAGTAGTTGAACCGCATGCTACAGAAATAACCGGATTTGCAGGATCTGTGTTATTAACAGAAATGGCACCAGTGCCTGTCACACTTGTTACAGTGCCGCTAGCACCGGTAATCCATTCCATTCCTGTCGAGCAAGCAGAGTTAGCGGCCAGAATCTTGCCATTGAGGCCAATAGGCAAAGCTGCAACAGTTCCAGCACTTGTACCAGCAATGAGGTCGCCTTTTGCAGTTACTGTGCAAAGAAGGACGGGGGAGCAACCAGACGAGGCGGAAGTTACGCGCCCAAAGCAGTCAATGGTTACGGAAGAGTTTGTGTAGGATCCAGCGGTAGCGCCCGAAGTGGCAAGAGCAATTGTACCGCTGACAGTAATGGTGCCTCCCGTGAGGCCGCTACCGGCAACAATGGAGGTAACGGTGCCCGCGCTGCACCCAGATGAGATACCAAACCAAGTTGAACCATCCCAGATTTTCAAAGCTGAAGATGTGCTGTCAAACCAGAACTCTCCGGGGGAGTTGCCGCTGTACCCTGCGGAGTATGAGTTAGGGGCGGTAGCGCTCACGCTCGCGGCGCCAACAACGTTCAAACCACCGCAGCTATTCTTATAGAAGACATTGCTGCTGTCGACGTTAAAGTTGATGGCAAGTTCGCCATTTGCGAGGTTTGCGGGGTCCGGACGTTTGTCCGCAGTGGAGGACCGCTTGGAGAGTATCTGTGTCATTGAAAGTTTCTAAAAAGAAGGGAGTGGGAAGGCCCCCCGAAGGAGGCCCCGATTTAGTCAGTTAGACTCAGTATGTGCCGCCGTCCACAGTGGAGGTATAGGCCAGACCGGAGGTTGCGGTGCTATCAGCCACCAGAAGTTGACCATTGGTGCCCACAGACTGAACGCCAACCACGCCAGCAGCGGTGCCCACGAGAATGTCGCCCTTAGCGGTTGCAACGGACTCGGGAACAACCAAAGTTTGCAGTTCTTGCACGGCGGCAATAGAAGCTGCAACGTTGCCGTTGTAGGCAGTGGAAGGAGTGGGTTGAGTAGGAGCAATATAGCTGAGGTTGCTCGTGATTCCACCAATTTGGCTGTCGTCCCAGAAGACAATGCCTGTGCTTGCAGGAGTTCCAAACGGAGTGGATGCGCGGAAAGTGAGGAGCGCATCGGTGTCCATGGTGCCACCTGCCTTATTCACATAAGAGGTAGCCATCAGCTGAACAACAGCTTGCAGAGCAGCTGAAGTCGGAGCTGTTGTGGTTGAAGAGCTGTTATAAGCGTTAACTAGTTGGACAACGCCCTTTGCAGAGGTTGAAGCGTTAGCGACGCTGATGACGCCAGCAGCAACACTGATGTTGGTGCCGATTTGAACCACACCTTTCTGTGATGTGGTGGCGTCTTGAATGTCCGTGACAGGGAATGTTTGACCGGCAGCAAATGTGATTGTGCCCGTCATTGTTCCGCCGGACTTCGGCAGAGCAGCGTTAGCAAGGTCGTAAGCAGACTTGACAGCGGTGCTCGAAGCAATGGTGGTGCTTGAGGTTGTGCTGGTGCTATCTGAAACCTTCGACTGCAGTGAAGCAGGGTTGACGGCCTTGTTGCTGGTATCAGCACCGGCTTGAACTTCAGCGTCGGTGGCGAGGTAAACAATACCCGCATTGCTGGTTGTAGCAGCGCCAGGCTGGTAACCAACGTTCAGGAAGTCCCAAGCGGTGCCACTTGACAAGAACCAGTCGCCAATGTGGTAAGGAGGCGCGCCAGAAGGACCTGTGCTGCCTTGAACATCGACAATAACGAAGTAGTCAGCGTTGCCTGAAGAAGGAGACGGCAGAGCTGAACCAACAGCGAAACCAGCAAGTCCGCCGGCAACGGTGATGCTATCAACCAGTCCGGTTGAAGCGTCGAAAGTACCAGCAAGGGTCAGGTTGCTGGTGACAGCCAGTGCATTGATCTGGTCTTGCAGGTTCTTACCTTGAGCAGCCGTCAGGGCAAGAGTTGTCGAGGAGCTATCAGTTGCATCATACAGCTGAACCACACCTTTGGCGGAGGTAGTACCATCGGCAACACTGATGACGCCAGCGGCAACATCGATGTTTGTACCCACCTGAACCACACCCTTCTGCACGAGGGTGGCGTTCTGAATACCAGTGACTGAGAAAGTCTGGCCAGCGTCAAAGACGATGACGCCAGACATTGTGCCACCACCTGAAGACAGGGCACCGGCGGCCAGGTCATACGCGGTCTTAACAGCCGTCGAAGAAGCAGCGATTACCGAGCTAACTGTGCTTGTGCTGTCGCTGATTGCAGTGACGTTCGAAGCATCAGAGAAGTTGATACCGGCAGCAGCAACGGTCAGAGCACCGGTGAGTGTTCCACCCGACAGGGGGAGAGCGGCGTTGGCCAGGTCGTAGGCAGACTTAACTGCAGTACTAGAAGCAGCAGTTGTTGAGCTGGTGGTGCTGGTGCTGTTGCTAATGGCAGTGAGCTGTGAAGCATTGCTGAATGTTACACCCGCAGCGGCAAGGGTAATACCACCAGTCATGGTGCCGCCGGCCAGAGGCAGCGCAGCATTGGCCAGATCGTAGGCAGATTTAACTGCGCTAGGGGTGGCAGCCCATCCAGCTGTACATGTGGAGTTGGTGGCGCTGCTCAGTTGAACAACACCTTCGCAACCACCAGTGGTAGCAGCAGTGACGCTGATAACAGGGCTAGTGGGGTCAGTATTGTCAACTTGAATCGGAGCTGTGCCAGTCACGCTGACAACGCTACCGCTTCCAGCAGTAGCAACCCAAGCAGTTCCGTTGAAGATCTTCAGAGTGCTGGTTGAAGTATCGTACCAAAACTCACCAGCGCTGTTACCAGCGGAACCAGCGGGGGTTGCGTTAGGAGCTGTGGATCCGACTTGAGCAGGACCGACTTTGACAACATTATTATTGGTGTCTTTGTAGTATACACCGCCCGTGGCGGCATCGTAGTTGAGGTCGAGCTCACCATACTGCATAGAGGCGGCAACTGGCCGCTTACTGGGAGTAGATGAACGCTTTAGGAGAATGTTAAGAGACATAACAGCCATGGTAAGAGGTTAGTAAGTGCCACCGGAGATGGTCTGATTGGAGACAAGACCAATTTGTCCTGTCATCGTGCCTCCCGCCAAGGGGAGCGCATTATTAGCGGTTGTTTGGGCGGCAACAGCCGCATCATATGCAGTCTTAACAGCGGAACTTGAGGCAATAGTGGTGCTACTGACAGTAGCAACTGAGTTGCTAAGTTTGCTTTGTAATGAGGCAGGAGTGACTGCTGCGGTGGCGTTGGTTCCGCTCTGAGTATCTGAGTCAGACGCAAGTTGAACTGAGCCCGACTGTAAAGTTGTTGCGTTATTGATACCAATGACTGGATTTTGAAAGTCTGTGTTATCAACAGTGATTGGAAGAGTTCCGCTCACAAGTAGTACGCCAGCCGGCGCATTAGAGATCCACTCAAGACCAGTTGTAGTGGAAGAGTTGGCCGCCAGAATGTAGTTGTCTGACCCAACAGGTAGGACGCTGGCTAAACCAGCACTGAGCCCCACTAGCACATCGCCCTTGGCTGCCACCACTGACTCAGGGATGGCGGCATCTGCAGTTGCCTGAGCGGCAGCGGCATCTGCAAGCGCCTGAGTTGCGTCAGTTTGTGCAGCTGCGGCAGCGTCGTACGCGGACTTGACCGCACTTGGCGTTGCTGCCTCAGTATTGGAAGTGGATGAAGTGGAGTCGTTCAGTTGAACAACACCCTTTTGAGTAAGCGTACCGTCCTGAATGCCTCCGGCAGGGATCGTTTGTCCGGCAACGAAATTGATCGTGCCGGTCATAGTTCCGCCAGCCAAAGGCAATGCGGCATCAGCAGTTGCTTGGGCAGCAGCAGCATCTAGGG